GGGCCAGGCGGACGGGCCAGTACCCAGCGTACAGGGGTAGGTTATCCACAGGATAGTCACAGGCAGAACAACTTAACATAATGCCCGTCGTATAAAGTACAGAGGATTGAGACATGGTTATCCACAGACCTGCGGCATGGTGTCAGCGTCCTGCACCACCTCGACATGGCGCAGCGCATCCAGGCGCAAACCGCCAATGCTGATGTTCACCGCCGGCCCGCGCTGCTGGGCGTAGACGCTAGGTTTCCAGCGCTCTGCGACCCATTGGCGCGTCTGTATGCGCACTCTAGCCAGGTTGCTCTCCTCCGGCGCCGCCTCGTCAGCGATCTCCAGCGTCTGGCAGGCGAGCACATCTGCTGCACGGGCGCGCGCGCGAGCAATTTTATGCTCGTTATCGGGCATATCGCACCATATTTCCAGCGCCCGCCGCCCTATTCCCAGTGCCTCGCATATCCGCGCCGTTGACTTGCCGGCCTCGAACATGGCCACAATCTCCTCGACCTGGAGCGAGTCCAGCACCGCTAGGTCGCTAGTCTTTTTCGGTTGCCCAGCCATTAGAAAGCCATCCAGCGCAATCGAGCACCCATAAGCACCTTACCCATACCCAGCCCCACATAATCGCTTCTACGCATCATCTAGCCCCTTTAAAAGCCTTTGTGTCGAACAGTTTCGGCAGCGTGCTCGGTTTACTCATATCCAGGTCGTTGACCATGTCATCGAACCCGCTTGGCCCACCGACCGCCACCAGCTTGCTATCTGGCCAAAGCCGCTTGATCTCGCCTAGCTGACCGCCTGCCTGCTTGGCTAAGATTATCGCAACCTCTGCCGCCGTCCAGACATCCCTGTCCGTTGTCCCTGGACATTGCTGGCAGTACAGCACTTTGGCACGCTCGTCCGGCACGATCACGAAAACCGTACCCTCTGGCCGCTGGTGCTCGATCTGTCCCAGGTCCGGCAGTTCGCTGACCCCGTTGGCTGTAGCCCAAGCCTCCATCGCGTCGTAGGCCTTGCACATACCCTTGACCGCCTTGTTCAGCTTTTCGTCGTCTCTGAGTTCCTGTGCCTGCCAAACGCGCTCAAGTTGCAGCCACACCTTTTCCCGCAACCCGCTGTCCACCAACCAGACCAGCCTATCAATACCCCACTTCGCATCATGGGTATTCTTCCGATTAGCCAGCTCAACCATGACCGCGTTTTTGAACACGTCAAAACGGTCTGCTGGAAAGCTCGGCATGGTCGGTTGACTAATCGCCAATGTTTTAAGTTTTTTAGTCACCACTTCCCCACTCCTTTTCGGGCATTTGGAAACGGGACAAATGGGAGCGTATCTAAAGATATACGCTCTCCCATTTGTCCCGATTCACCAAATTCATGCCAAATGGCATTTTTTCCCCATTTGTCCTTCCATTTGTCCTCCATTTGTCCCATTTGTACCATTTGTCCAATTCCTTGATTTTCCATAAATTCTCCCATTTGTCCTCCATTTGTCCGTAGCCAATTACGTAAGCAATAAAACACCCTAAAAGTCGCCACCACTTTGACCATCATCGCTCCAAATAACCCAAACAAATGGATCGAAAACCTCGACCTTTTTTGCATTCTGGAGGCTCTGCACGCACCTTGTAAAGCGCTTTTTGACGCCTGTTTTGTCCGTCTGGGCTGCTTCAAACGCTTGGCTCCACTGCTCCACGTGGACCGCTTTATTGCGCTTTCCGTCAATTAAACGCATCTCCCCGTGATCTCCAATTGCCTTGTGGAGCGCGTCTAAAGCCACCTTTTGCACACCACCAGCACCTGATCTTGGTGGTGGTTTAGGCTTTGTTTTGTACTGCTCATCGATCATTTCCTGCTGCTCCCTGACCGCTAAAGAGACGTTATCGTCCAGCCCCAAGCTGCTTTCCTTGCCCTGATTGATGTTGATCTGGACCATCTCAAAGCCGAATTTAAGGTTGTCCTGGCCATCCTTTTGCTTACTTATGGTGATGATTCCTTGCCCTGCCACGCCTTCCTTGCGCTCTGTTTGCTCAAGTTTTAGTAGTTCTAACTGCGTATCCACGGCGCCTAATAGCGAGCTGTGACCGCGCAATCCTTTGGTGGCGTCCTTGCCTGAGTGGTGCAAAACCATCAAGGCGCAGTTCAGTTTGCGTTGAAGCCGGCCTGCGTTATGGATAAATGCGCCCATGTCCTGGCTGTCGTTCTCGTTGCCTCCTCCGAAGGCTCTGGCAAGGGTATCTATCTGCACCAGGCGCAGCTCTATGCCCGTGCGCTCTATTAAGTTGTCTATGGACTGCATCAAAAGGTTGAAGTCGTCGGCGCTCGATCTCAGGTTCAACTGGTAGCGTATGACGTAGATTTCGGCCCCGTCCTGCGTCTGGTGGTTGATCTTGCAAGCCTTAATACGCGCCCCGATACCGCCGTGTCCCTCTCCGGCTATGTAGAGTACGGCGCCAGGATTCGTAACCTGGTTACCCATCCATGTGCGTCCGGTGGCCACTGCCTCGGCTAAATCGAGTGCGATAAATGACTTGTATGAACCTGGTGGCCCGTACAGAGCAGCGAATCCCTTCTCAGGTAACACGTTCTCAATGATCCACCTGACAGGCTCGTCCTTGATGGTGTCCCATGCCTCGATATTGAGCAGTTGCGGAGTCGGGTTAAATGCTTCCGTCTCCGGTTGCGCCTCCTGCATTGATTGTTCGCCGTCCGTTACCGGCATCTCTTTCGTGATAACAGGCGCCTGCTTGGCCATCTCCGCGAGTTCCTTTCTGGTTCCCTTGGCGTGATACACCCACTCGTATGCGTCGTCCCCCTCCACCATCAGGTCCAGGTCCAGGTATCTGATTGACTTGACCACGGGTAATAGGTTCTGTATTGCTCGTCTGGCGTACTGGCGTCCTGGTTCGTCGTTGTCCGGTATCACTACTATGTTTGCACCGGCAAAGTATTGCGTGATCTCATCTGGCCAACTGCCTGCGCCAGTGTGCGACGTGGTGGCAATGGCGCCAATGCTGACTAAGGCGTCCGCTGCTTTCTCACCCTCCACCAGGTAGATGGCTCGGCCTGCTGTCTTAGCGTCTAAGAGTTCCGGCAGGTTGTACGGGACGATCCTTGTATCCTTGAGTCCGGCAATGCGCTTGCCTTGCGCATCCACGCGGTGGATAGAGTACGTCTTACCCTTTGAGTCTGATGTCTTATACCTGCGCTTGGTAAACAGGGTATCGCCGTCCTCAGTGCGGTACAGCCATTCCTTTTCTAAGATCGGCGCCTGGTGCTGCGCGAAACTGATCTCCTCACGTTTAGGTGTGGTGGGCAGCAAGTCCCTAGCCCTTACAGCGTCGAACACGTCCCGCTGGTCGCAGCCTCCGTGGCAGTGGAACAGGACCTTGCCATCCGATTCGGTGATCGAGAGTGATGGGTTCTTGTCCCCGTTCCCTTGCCCGTGGCCAGGTACGGGGCATGAGCACACCCACTGCCCGTTCACCTGCTTGGCATTGCCCAAGGCCTTGGCTATTGTTTCTGTGTCTGGCATATCGCGTCCACTTCTTGAATTCTTTTACCTATCCACGCCATCACAGGCACAGCCATAGAGTTACCCAAAGCCTTGTAGCGCGGCCCGTCGGGGGTTGCCTTGCCCTTGTGCTGAATGTCAGTGTAGTTATCGGGAAAGCCCTGCAAGCGCTCGCATTCCTTTGGCGTGAGGCGGCGTACTGCCATGCCAACGTGTACCGCTGGCTTGTTGTTACCGCCCTCACCAGCCTCCAATGTTGGAGCCATCTCGCTCTCGTAGCCAATGCTGTGCGCTGACGCTGACTGCCCTGGCTTGAATGCGCCAACTGGCTGCGCCACACCATGAACACCCGTTGCATTTAGCGTGTACATCGGACCTTCCTCAGTAAACCCATCGCCGTTGCCGCCGTTCTCAGGCTTGCGACCTATGGTGTTCTCGGCTAGGGCAATGGGTTGCATAACCATATGCGCGGTATCGGCAGCGCAACCCTCACGAGTTACTATTGTTCCAGTTATCTCGCTGCTAAAGTTGTTGCAATCCTGTAAACCAACCAATGTTTTTATTGCTGGTATGCAAGTGTAGGCATCTACTTCTGGAGCGCCAACTTTGCCAAACCCAGCAGTTAAGGTGCCGATACAACTGACATCAAGGCTTGTTCCAGTTGGGGAGGGAGTTTCTTCCCTCTTTTCTCTGCTCGGCGCAAGATGCCCTGACAGGCTGTGGCGCTCAAAAAGAACCGCTGCGGCAGGTCGCCAGTTTCCAAGGTATCCGACAACGAACACACGGCGGCGTCGCTGGGCCACTCCGAAGTACTGAGCGTCAAGAATTCGGTACGCGAACCCATACCCGCATTCCCCCATCCCGCGAAGGAGGCTGGCAAAGTCGTGTCCTCCATTAGAGGATAAGACGCCGGGGACGTTCTCCCAAACCAACCACTGGGGCCGATATCTTGCAGCAATGGCAAGGTATGTAAGCATGAGGTTGCCACGAGGGTCATCCAGTCCTTTTCTGAGTCCGGCGACACTGAAGGACTGACAGGGAGTTCCTCCAACGAAAACATTGACATCTGCATCTGGCCACTCCTTAAACTTAGTCATGTCACCCCAGTTAGGGGTATCGGGGTAATGGTGCGCAAGCACCTGCGAGGGGAACTTCTCAATCTCACCAAATGCCACAGGCTCCCAACCTAATGGATGCCATGCAACTGTTGCGGCTTCTATTCCGCTGCACACTGATAGGTATTTCATAGTTGTACTTTTTCGAGGGGAAAAAAAAGCCGGTGGAGATCAACCCACCGGCGCGTTCAGTCTAACGCTTAGAAAATCTCGTCATCCTCTACCACGGCAGCCTTAACCGGAGCCTTGCGTACCGGCGCTGGCTCTGTCTCAAACTCATCTGCCACCGCATCCAGCCCCGCAGGACGGGAAACCCAACCAGTTAACACGAATTGCGGTATCCGAGTCGTACCCTTACCGATCTTCTCTGC